AGTTTTTCTATCTCTATGTTTTTCTGCGCCATAGTGTCATTAATTATTTCTTTTTTGCGCAAAAATATATCTTGCGATATCTTGCCCGATACCAGTGCCTCTATGTTTTTTGTAACGGATTCCTCAAGAAGCTGAACAGTTTTGCGTTCAGATTGTATTTTGTTCTCTAATTCAACCCTTGAGATATCTTCTTGACGGATTGTTTCTAACTTCAATTCCTCTTGATCTATGAGTATCGCCGCATAAACCTTAATTGATTCTAGCACTACTTTTTCAATATCTGTCTGCAACACGGAACATTCAGGGCAATTATAGCGATTAGTCAAATACGGGGTATGACACTTGAAATATGGTCTTTTCGGGCTTGAACGCTTCAAAGTATGATTACATATAGGACATTTTATTTTGCCATAAAAGATATGGTCAACAGGGGCATCATCAGACTTACTCCTGCGAATTGCCGCATGTGCTTTGTCAAACTCAGCCTGTGATACTATGGCTTCGTGAGCGTTTGGCACTACGATCCATTCTTCCTTTGGGCGTTTCAAGCATCGATTTGTCCCTGGTGATTTTACCTTCAATACATTATGAACAGATGTACCTGTATAGCGTATATCGTTGAGAATACGTCCTACCAGGGCGTTGTTCCAAAAGCAGTAGTCTGGGTCTGCTGTTTTCCAACCGCCGACTATACCATGCCTTTTCTTGTACTCGCTTGGTGTAGGTATATCTTGGGCGTTTAGTATTATAGCTATCTTAGATGGACCATTACCACCAGTCGCAAGTGAGAATATCATGCGGACATATTCAGCACTTTCCTCATCTATAACAATCTTATTGCGTTCTGTTAAAGATTTTTTGTAACCGAATGTTGCCCAGGAGCTTAAAAATTCTCCTTTTTTCATCTTCATCCGCCTGATTGAGATCGATTTTTGTACCAAATCTTGAATGTAGTGTTGATTTGCTAGGTTTATAACCGATAACTCAAGATTCGATAGTGGATTTTTCAGACTGTCATAGTTGTTACCCAAGGCTATAAACCTGATGTCATGCACTACAAGGTAATTCATGAGAAATTCATCAACATCTAACATATTGCGTCCGATTCTTGAAAGGTCTTTTACTACAATGCACTGTACCGCACCACGCTTGATGTCAGTCATAAGCCTTTGATATCCTTGGCGCTCAGTGTGACTGCCGCTAATGCCATCATCCATATATTCAGCGATCTTGGCATTTGCAAACTCAGGTTGAGAGGAAACGTAGTTTCTTATCATAGCTCTTTGATACGTGATACTATTGCTTTCATCCTTGGTATCATCCTGATGAGATATACGCAAGTAAGCAGCAACTACATAATTTGAAATGACATCTGGGAGGACAGCACGACTACCATACTCATACATCAGTCAGCACCTCGCTTTCCTCAATTAAACTATTCAATTCTTCCAGCTCGTTCATGAAATTTAACACAATGCTGATTTCATTTGTTAGAGGAGATATATCTATGCGATGTATCAATGCATTAATAATATCTTTATCTAATTTGACGAATCCTTTGAAGCCTTGGAAACTCGTTAAATATGCGCTTTGTTGCGCTTTCACAGTATCACATTTATTCAGTTCATTTGCGACTTGTTCTGCATTAACCTCTGCTACACTTTTATCACGCTCGAATTTCTTTCGGGCAAGTTCAAATTCCTTGCTATCCAGTAATCCAGCTAGGTGATGAGTGTATGCCGTTGCCAGCATATCATCAGCTTTTTTACTGTCCTGTTGGCATCGGTTTAGCTTTGCCGTTAGGATGTTTCGCTTGTTGATAACAGTAGATGAAGCAGATATTTCTTTTATGAGTTTAACTATGTCTATACAAGCGTCAACTTCTTTCTGTAGTATGGTACTTGTAATATCTTCTAGCTGTTTAAGAGATAATCTGGGTAATTTTTCAATCCTCTTTGATTGGCGAATTTCGTAGTTACAAGCAGGGCAATTGTAGTAATAATGTGTCTTGATTTTTGTGCGACTATACTGTCGTTTAAGGGCTTTTCCGCAACGTGAACAGAATACCCTGCCCACAAAAATATTTTCATCCAGCTTGTTGCCATGTCTTTTATATTTTTCGCCAGCCTCGGCAAGAAGTTTTTGTACAGTATCGAATTGCTCTTTGTTAATGATAGCGGGATGTGTATTTTCGTGTACAATCCATTCCTCTCTTGGCTTTTCGCTAACTTGATTTTCTCGCCGTTTGTACTTACCCTGTATCTGATTACCTAAATATACTTCATTTCGTAGCAGATGACCGATATAGCTGTTTTGCCATAGGGCTTTTTTGGCGTTTTTCTCACCAGGCAAAACGCCTAAATAGTGATAATGATTTCGTGGAGAGGATATACCATTTTGATTTAGGTAGTTTGTTATCTTGACCATACTGTCACCTTTTACTCGCATATCAAATATAAGTTTAACAATTTTCGCTGATTCAGGCTCTGTTTCTAAGCGTTTGCCGCCATCTTTACTTGTGAACATATAGCCATATGGAGGCATTGATCCAAGTAGCTCCCCTTTTTGCTGTTTTAAAGCATGAGATGAACGTATTTTTATGCCCAAATCTTGACTATACATGTGATTCACAAGATTTTTGAATATCATGAAAAGTTTCTTTCTTGCGACATCATCGGAGAATGAATCATATTGGTCATTTATAGAAATAATCCGTACATTATAAGTGGGCAAAGTATTGAACAGTAGCTCTCCAACTTCTAAGTATGAACGACCTACCCTGGATATATCTTTAATAATAATGCATTGCACAGAACCATTCTCTATACCATTCATCAGTTTGGCATAGCCAGGTCGATTAAAGTTTGTACCAGTGAATCCCAAATCAGTAATCACGCCACGTAGGTCAAGATCGGCTTTATCAGTGGTGTATTCTTGAATAATTGCTGATTGGTTTTCTATTGAATCCTCTGAGCGTGCATTGTCGTTAGAAATTCGGGCATAACCCCATGTAGCATATTTAACAGCCCTTGGAGTAGAAGGGACTTCTTGAGGTAAATGTTTCCTACTCTTTCTTGGCATATCAGACCACCGCCTTTTCTGGGCTGGAAGTCCGATTTGCGCTTAATGATGTCATATCAAAGTCATTATCGTACCGCAAGCGAATCTCTATTTCCTTGCTACCATGAATGATGATAGAATGGATTAACTCAATAACCAAGCGGCGATCAAGTGTCGTGATATTACCATGAGCTTTGAATTGCTCAATATGTTCACGATTACTTGTATCATCTGTAATCCGAATAATCTCACCCTGCAATTGAGCGATATGATTTTTTGTGTCCTTTACCTTGCGATTATAATCATCTCGGAATAGCTCGTACTCAGATTGAGAGATAACACCGTCCAGCAAATGAGCGTATGATTTCGATAGATAGGCATTATATTCCTGAATACAACATTGTGCTTTATCTACCATATCTTCAATAGCGATCTTTTTTTGATTTTTCAGTTCATCTAAGCCAACTCCGTCTGACAATTCATCAGCGGATAAAATCCCTTCAATTTGCTTGCGGATAGACAGTAGGACGTTTTCCTCTATGCTTTTAACACTGACACTATTGGTTCTACAAGTTCCAAAGCGTTTATGAGTTGAACAGACATAATTGACATAGGTTTTGCCCTTGACCGTTGCAGTCTTGAGCGTCATGGCCTGGTTACAGTCATTGCAGATAACCAAACCTGAGAACAAATGCAACTGTCCTTTTTTAACAGATATGCGAGTATCCTTTGACATAAGCTCTTGAACGAGCTTAAAGTCAAATTTGTTGATGATAGCTTCGTGGTTGTTTTCGTGTACGCTCCAGGCTTCACGTGGTTGGTAGGAACATTTTTTAACACGATAGCTAACTTTAGTTCGCTTGCCCTGCTCTAAATGACCGATATATACACGATTTGTTAAAATTCTTTTGATTGCCTTCACTGACCAGAGGGATTTTCCATTTCTAGCAAAAGGTGTATTGTATGCTTGACCAGATGCTTTTTTGTACTCGGCTGGGGATAGGATTCCTTTTGCGTTTAGCATTTCGGCAATCTGTTGTTCGTTATACCCTGTTAATTTGTGTTCATATATCGTCTTTACTATCTCAGACGCATATTCATCTACAATAATTTTCTTGTCTGACGATTTTTTGTATCCATAAACAGTGTAGTTTCCGATGAACTCGCCATTATTGCGCTTGATTGCAAGCTGTGATTTTGTTTTGATGGAAATATCTTCAAGTGTAGCCTCGTTTATGATATTTTTGAAAGGCACAATAAGGCTATTGTTACCGTCTTTCATGTCGGCATGGAAGCTGTCATAACAGTCATTTATTGAGATAAATCTAACCTTTTTGGAGACAAAGTAGCGTTCAATATACTTGCCTGTTTCGATATGATCTCTACCCAACCTTGAGAAGTCTTTGACAATAACACAATTAACCGTGCCACTTTCGATATGTTTAATCATATCTTTGAAAGCATTACGGTCAAAATTAGCACCTGTTGCGCCATCATCTGCAACGACGTTTATGATGTTAATATCGGGATTTTTCATAGCGAAGTCATATATCAAATCCCTTTGAGTTTTGATGCTGTTGCTTTCGTCTCTATCTCTGTCATCTTTGGAGATGCGAGTGTAACCAAAAGCGTTCCATATTTTTGATGTATCTATATTTTTCATGCTTGATAACTCCTTTTCGTCATTTCCAGTACTGCCCGTATAAACGAAAAGGGATCACTGCATTAGTCCTATGATATCGTACCATATAACTTATGCAGTGTCCACGGGCAATTTGTTTTTTACTGCTAATACATAAGCGTCAACCTAAGCCAACAAATGACAGGAAAGCAAAATAAAGGCTTGCAAAAAAGGTAAAAAAGAGGACACTCAAAGCAAAAAAGAGTGTCCAAACATGA